TTCCCTGCATACTGCTGCGTGTCAGGGTTGCCCTGGGTGATTTTCCCGACATACCGCTGCGTCTCCGGGTATGGCGGCACACCACCATACTTGCGCACTGCGCCGGGGCCAGCGTTATAGGCCGCAAGCGCAAGCTCTGGCGTCCCGAAGCTCTTGAGTTGCTGCGCTAGATACCGGACACCGCCGCGAATGTTGTCTAGCGGGTCATTCGGGTTAACCCCAAGGTCTTTAGCCGTCGCAGGCATAAGCTGCATGGGGCCGATTGCGCCTTTCGATGAAACTGCATACGGGTTCCCGCCCGATTCTGTCTGCATGACGCGCATGACCAGGTTCGGGTCTACGCCGTTTCGCTGCGCTTCCTGGATGGCAAAATCGAATAGGTTCATGATGCGTCATTGCTCCGGTTGTACAAACAACGGGTTGCGCGCCGACCAGTCTTGCAAGTTGTCGAAGAAGCTCTTGCCAGTTGCAGGGTTGACGGCATCAAGCCTTCCGTATCGCTGCGCCCATTTCCTGGCCATTGCGGCAGTATCTGCCTGGCGCTGAAGCAGTCTGACTTGCATATCGACCATCTGTCTCCGACCTTGATCGGATTGCTGCAAGTTCGGAACGGAATTCAACAAGAATTGACGATCAGCATCCGACAAGGAGCCTGGCATACCTTCACCGCCCGCAGGGTTGCGCAGGGATAGGGCGAGCTCGTTTGTAAGTGCCTGTGCCGCTTCCTTGTTCGGTAGATTTGGATCAATTTTAATACCGGCTGATGCGGCGAACTTCGCAATATCCATCCCCATCGGAGTGAGTTTATTGCCATTGAAGTTATCGAGCAGCGAACCAAGTTGTTGATACTTTGCAATCTTATTCGGGGCTGTAAATCCGGCATCCTGAATCTTCTTGTATTGATCTGCCGCAGCCTTGGCCGCCTCGTCTTGATAGGTCTTGTCGCCGGGGCTTTGAGACACACCAAGAGCCGGCTGGTTCGGCGAGAATGGGGCAGAGCCTCGTGGCTGCAGAGCTTGGCCGCCTAGAATGGATGCGGCTTGATCGCGCGGCATCATGCGCGTGCTGCCATCGGCCATCGGCACCTGTACGAGGTCAAGACGCGCCTTTGCGCCCTCCGTCGCCTGCGTCTCAGCGCCCTTATACGCGGCGTTGAAGTCAATAGCCCCAGGAACCCCGACAATGCGCCCATCCGTGGTCATTGTCGCGCCTTCTGGAACCTTGGGCATGTAGACCGTCTGCCCGGTCATGGGGTTCACATAGTATGCCCCTGCATCCCTCTTGATGCCATCATTTGCATACTTCGAAATGTCGAACAGCTCTTTAGCACCAGGTGCGCCTAAAACGCTCAACGCGGCGATTTGGTTCAGCGAGAACGGGAAAGCGCCGGGCTTGGGCTGCATCCCGATTGGTGCCTGTTGACCAAGCGGCTGAATGCCATTGGTGGAGCCAGGTTGCGGTTGCAAAGCCGGATTGCCGCTATCGGTTTTCGGTTGAGCGGAGAAAATATCGGTGCTTGGAGCACGAAGGCTAATACCGCCGTCGACACTCGGAACTTGCAACCCAGGCGGCATACCGATGCGCAAGCCAGTGCCTTGCGATTGGTCGGGTTGTTGTCCGCCAACCTGCGGCAATCCTTGCGATGATTGATTTGTGGGCAATCCGACACCAAGCACGCCTGCGATCAAATCTTGTAATGCTTGCTGCCGTTTTGTCTGCAAGAGTGCCTGATCTGTCTGCGCCTTGAGCAAATCGCCTTTCTGCTTTTCGAGCGCCATTTGCTGGCCGGACTGATAGCCCTGAAGCCCAGACATAATGCCAGTGCCTAAAGCCTGTCCAAGGGATACAGGCACCCGAGACGGGCCGGACGCAGACAGCAAGCCTGAAGCCGCAGAAAGAAGGCCAATCGTGCTCGGGTCATTGAAAGATTCGAGAATTCCCATAGTGTCACCTCAAGCAAGAAACGCCATTGCATCTATCAGGTCAGTTGCACCTAAAGGTAGTGCGGCGCTCGTTGCAGCGGCACCTGCTGCACCCGCTCCACCTAAAAGGCCGGCCTTACCCAATCCGTTATAAAGTCCCAATCCACCAAGTCCTAGACCAATGGCATTGCCTAATGGGTTTGTGAAATACGGCTGCGATGCTGTTGCAGTGCCACCCAGTCTAGCGCCGTTTTGCACGATGGACGAGTAATTGTTGAGATTGTTCCAGTTGTATTGATCGGCAGCATTGAGAAGACCTAGACGCTGCTGGTAATTCTGATCTTGTAGAGCGTTACCCATGCCAAGTACATTTAGGCCAGCTGTCCGGTTGGCTAGTTGCTGCTGCGCAAGTTGCATCGCCTGCTGGTTATTCTGCAAACCTAGAGTGGCATTAAACGTCTGCGCTGCCAGTTGGTTTGACGCGTTGCTGGTTTGCGCCGACAAATCGCGGTTGGCATTAGACTGCGAGTTATTGATTCCAAGGCCGGCCATGTTGTTTGCCGTGCCATACATATTTTGTTGCGCTTGTTGATAGGCTTGGTTGTACATATTGTTCGCAACATCACCCATCGAATAAAGCAAGCCACGACTTGCCAAGCCTTCTGCAATCCCTTGGCGTGATCCGCCGTATTGACCCGAAGCAATAGCATTGCCGCGAATACCAGGAAGGACTTGTTCATTGAACCCCTCTCCCAACCGGCGAAATGCGGACTGAACAACTGGGTCTATGGTAGAAGTATCAGCCCTGCCGGTAAGCATCTGCTGAATCGCGCCCGTAGGATTCGCTTCACCAAGGGAAGCGAACGCCTTGGTCGGGTCAACCGTCTGCGCGACAATTTTGTCGGCTCCGGCAATGTTCCCAACGCGGTTAATCCTTGGATCGAACTTACCATTAATCGCGGCATTGCCAACGCCATAAGCTCGATTGGCCTGATCTGCCCTTCCTGCAAGGTTTTTGCTTTGCTCGTCAACGACAGCCTGCATTTCAGGCGTCCATCCGCCGCTTTGGTATAGGCGCTGCGCTTCTGCAAAAATTCCTGGCGAACCGACGGTTTCATAATCAGACTCAGGGTTGCTTAGGACGCTTTTTGTCTCCCCCGTGCCGGGGCTTCCCACGTTTGCCCACCACGGGCCACCGCCTCCGGTCGGATTCCCGACTTGCTCCGTCTTATAGATCGGAGTGACGCCTTGCTTCAATCGCGTGGTTTGCGACCCGAGCAAATAGGGCTGCACGCCTTCCCAGGGTTCAGACTTTTGCGTGGCCGTGGTAGTGCTAGCACCTTTAGACATGATTGATCTCCTTTGCGTATGTCACAACGACATCACGCCATCCAAGTTCGCTCAAGGTCGGCTTCCACCCTTTGCGCCCATGTGCCTCGATTGCCTTGCAGCCGTGCGCTACAGCATAGCGCGTCAGGGTGTCATCAAGGGCATAAACCCAATGCGGCATATCATTGCCTGCCACGATGATCGCCGTCAAGATTTTTGCTTGCGGCCATTGCCGAATTTCTGTCACGCAAACGGCTTTTAGCTCATCATTCTCATGCACCACCCAAAGCTGCATGTCGCGCTGCTTGATGGCGCTCAAAATATCTTCGAGCGAATAGCACTCACCACCATGTTCCAGCGCATCTGCCACCCAGCGCGACACCCTCGGCCACCAATCGCTAGCTTCACTTGAGAGAATACCGCGCACCGTTATTTGCATTTCGTGGCTCATCCGAGAATATGCCATGCTCCATTGTAATAGGCATAGACGCCAGCGCCACTACCAGGATTCCATCCAACGCCGTCCGCCAGTCGAATATCGCCTTCCCTTGGCTTCGCTGGCGCGGTTGTCGTTTTGTCTAGATGGCCCGCCGCGAGTAACGAGATTGCCGCTGCAACCTTGCGTAGTTCTTCCTCGATGTATCGCCGAAACTGCTCCGCATCATCTGGTGCGTTGGCCGGGGCATAAAAGACGCTAGACGCGCTCGGAGTCCTCACCACATACCCCCGTTTTCGACATCTAGGTCATAGCTGTCGAGCCGCCACTGGTAAGCCGTTCCCGTCTCAAAACGTAGCGCAATGTAACGGCCTGAAACAAGGCAGTCGTTGGCAATGGTGTCGCCGATGACATGCTCCATGACTGGCCCCCATGTGGGATCGGCATATGGATCATCATTCGACCAGCCGACGCGCAGTTTTACCTTTTCCCCAGTATTGCCTACGATTCGAGGGCGGATTCCGCGTACTAGTTTGATTGCTTCAGGTGCGCCGAAAGATAGCCCGCGCCGCTCGATGTATGCCTGCGGGATCACGCCATCGAAACTCGCGGACGAATCCATCATGTAGAGCTTGGTGTTGGCGCTTGCCATGATGGTGCGGGCCGTGCTCGGCACAAAGTCCGGGCCGTTCCACAGCGTCAAATCCGAATCCCACGGCGCTGAATCCTGTGCCCAATTACCGATTAGGCCGTTGTCCACTGGCCCTGGTGCGGCGTGGTTGAGGTTCGGAATCTCTCGGAAGCTGACCGTCCGGTCTTTATAGTTCCACACCATCGCCATATTGCACGACGATGAACCGATGGACGGGTAACAGACAAACACCTCATTGAAAAACGGGTTCTTGAATACGAAGCACTTGTCAGGATTGTCAACGTCGATATTCTGGAACAGATACCGGCGTGTTTGCTTGTCAAGGACGGATTGCGCGCTCTGCCCATCATGGACGATCACATCGGAGCCGGTCATCACAACATGGAAGCCATCAACCTCCACTACGCAGTTCGGATTCAACGCCCCGCTTGTGCCTAGCACTTTTGAGAACTGGAACACATACGGGCCGCCGATGTAGTCCATGCGCCAGCAGGAAGCCTGCTTGTAGATCATGAACGAATTGCGAAGCTGTAATCCGTCTACGATTGGGTCATAACCCTCTGCTAGATCGACCTCGCCAGCATCCTTTGTCGCATCCGTCTGATCCCATGTGACAGGTAACGCCCCAGGGTCTGCGGGGTGCGACCACTTGACCATAAACGGGTAATTCTGGCCCGACTTGGTGACGTTAAGCGCCACCAAGAAATTCTTGAACGACCGCAGCGCCTTGCAATAGGTGTTTGCGGGCCAGTTTGGAAGCTCGGCAAACTTGTTCGCCGTATTCAGGCTCCAATACATCGGCCCATTGCTGGTGTCGCCGCTGTTTAGGATCGGGGTGCCAGACAAAAGCGTGCCCGTCCATTGGTTTATAACCCCGTTCCGCGGGGCAAGTGGCGTGATGTCAGTATGAACCGCCACGCCGCCCGTGATGGTCACACAAAACACCTTGGATGCCGTTGCATAGACCCAGTACCGATTCCCTCCCACATTGCACGGCATTACATACTGCGGGGCAAACGATGGAGAGTTGTAGACCTCACCATGCCCATAGAACTGGTAAGCGTAGCCATCTAGGAACCGGATGTTTTTCGCATCCGTCCATGCATTGTTTGGCAGTTCGTGCTGGCTTAGGTCTTTGATGACACCGACAGCACCAACTGCGGGCACGCGAACCAGTGGCATTACTGCGGCTTTCCTTCAAGAATCTGCGCCTTGCGATCTTCTGTCAGGATGCCTTTATCCACCAAATAGCCAAGCGCATCCTGCGTCGATTTCAGGTTCATGTCCACATGCGTCAGGCGCGGATCGTCGATGATGGTCATGAAATCGTCGATTACCGGGTCGCCCGCTCGCTCCGATTTGATCGCAACCCGTTCTTGCGGAGTGAACAACAGCTTGAACTCAACCGGAGAAACAATTGGACGCTGGACAGGCTGGCTGATAGGCTCAGTCGCTGGCTCGGGCGCGGGGCGTTTTACCAATGCACCGCCTACCCATCCATCGCCATTTTCCGCCTCGTCAGGAACATCGGTGCTGTAAAGCACAGCAATCTCAGGATGGTAGAGCTCATTTGGGTCTCCGGCACAAATGTCACGAATGACTCCGTTTTCGATCCACGCTTTTTTCATGATCAATAGCCCTCCGTCCATGCGAGAAGAACCATACCGTTGCCGCCTGGGCCGCTCGGGCCGCTGCTGCTGCTGTTCCCGCCGATACCACCGCCGCCGCCGCCAATCCCTCCACTTCCGCCGCTGCCGCTGTTGCCGCTTCCACCTCCGCCGCCGCCGCCAATCCCCCCACTTCCGCCGCTGCCGTAACTACCACCGCCACCACCGCCACCACCACCGTTACCACCATAACCATTACCATTGATGCCACCGCCACCACCGCCGCCGCCAATCCCCCCACTTCCTCCACTTCCTCCACTACCACTGCCGCCTCCGCCGCCAGAACCATTAAATATACCTGGAGCAACAAAAGCTAACAGGTAATTAAAGTCAGCGGATGCCGCGCTAGTGCTTGACCCATTCCCTCCAGCGCCGCTGTTATTTCCTGCTCCTACAGCATTAAGCGTTCCAACCCCGCCATTTGTCCCTTGGGCTGTGCTTGCAGTTGCATTTCCAGTTACTCCAGCACCAGCACTGCCACCGCCACCAGTACCTACGTAGCCATTCCCGCCGCTGCTACCCCCATCCCGGTCTCCTCCCTTATATAGGCCGCCGCCTCCAGTTCCGAACGTTGAAAGTACTCCGGTAGCTGTGTTTGGGATACTACCTCCCTTCCCACCAAAACCTCCGCCGCCTGTGCCAAAGGAGTTATGCGCGGCATTCCCGTCCATCGTGCCGCCTTGACCTCCTGGGCCAAGGATTGAACCAGCGCCGCCGCCGCCGAATCCGCTATTGTTCGACGTGTTCGCTACTGTCTTGCTCCCACCCGCCCCACCTGATGCTGTAAAAGCGCCACGCAGACTCGGTGAAGCAGAACCTGTTCCACCGGAGCCACCGGTTGCCGCGGCAGATGTGTTGGTTGCTTGCGTAAGACCTGCTCCCCCTCCAGTCACAGTCAGCAAGTTCCCAACGGATGATGTTCCCCCTGCAATCCCGTTTGATGCACCTGTCACCGCTGCACCACCAGCGCCGACCGTGATTGTCGGCAGCGTCTGCCCGGGAACCGCGTCAATGATGCCCATAGCGAACCCGCCACCACCGCCGCCGGTTCCGCTACCGCCGGCATTGTTACAGCCGCCAGAACCGCCTGCGCCGACGACGACTGCAAGAACTTGATAGACGTTCTGCGGCACTACAAAATCGTTGTATGTGCCCGGAATAAGATACGCCTTGACGTTCTTCCAATACGGCGGCGCAACACGCGTTGGCGCGTTCGGAGGAAGCGGGTATCCGTAGTTGCCTTTGTTCATTAGAAGTCACCTCCGTTGACAACAGTGACGCGGAAGGTTTCAGCGTTATTCGTCGCAACTTTCAATGTGGAGCTAGCATCAAGCGCTAACCCGTTATCAAATATAACATCGGCAGACCATGCAGGCACCGATGACGATGGAGTAATGGGAAGAACTGGAATCTCTCGGATCAGAGAAGAGTTAACGAAGAACCGAATCATGCCTGCCGTTGTAGTACCCGTGGCCGTGATGTTCACACGGTCAACTCGTGAGCCACTTGCCCCTGCGGTAACCAGCGTAACAAGCGTTCCAGTGCCGTCACGGTTTGCATTTGCCGTAGAGATGGTAACTGACGGCGATTTCGGTGTGCCGACGTATTGCGGATTAGCTGCCATATCAGATCACTCCTTGAGACATGAGTAGGAATCCTGGTGTTCCAACGCCCCAGTAAGCCACTCCATTTTGTGATGTTAGAACATATAGTGTGCCGTCATTTATTTGAGCTGGCAACACGGCCTGGAAAGCCAACTGCACCACAAATGCAGTTGTTGCGATTTTTGTGCTGTTGTCGTTAAGCGATGGAGTAGGGGAAGTTGGCGTTCCCGTGAATGACGGAGAGTCAATCGGAGCTTTCGTGGCATCTACAGACTCCCTAATTGACGCCTCTGACGCATCAGCCGCCGCCCTGAGTGCCGCCTCCGCCGCCGTGCTCGCGTCAACATACGCTGTGTTTGCCGCATTGGTTGAATTGTCGCCCTGGGCTTGCGTTGCAACGGCTACCGCTGCGGCCATGAAATCATGCGCCCCACTATAGGTATCGCCGTTGCGATTCGCGCGGTCATTCCCACTAACTAGGTAGAAGTTTGTGCCGTCGTAGTATGCTGCAACGATGCCGCCGCTCTCAATGTCGCCAGACTTTAGCGCAGTTGCATCGACCGCAAGTAACGGTTTGGCCGTTAGGCCGTTGATCTTCAGCGTTGCTGTGCCTGTATTAGCGTGCGCCGCCTTGAACAGCACCAGCATGGATGCCGTATAGGCCGCAGGGGCGGGGCTGATAGTGACTACGTAATCGCTAGCCGTTGCGCCCTGCGCTTCGCTCCCGGTCACTACTACCATGCCGGGGAATCCCGCGAAGCTGTTTTGCAGCACAGACTTAATCATCCGCAGATGATCGTCTCCCTGGCTCTTTGGGTCTGTTGATGTCGGGTTTGTCGCGTCAAGATTCGCGACGTAGGTTGCAGTCTCAAGCGGCATACTCAGTCCCCGCTGTAGAAGTTGAACGATCCGCTGCGCAGGCCGAGATCGGTTCGGAGCGTTGCGCCGCCTACATAATCGACGCTACGGGCATTCGTGAGCGCGGCTTGGTACTTTTGTTCAGCCCCCTGCGCCAGCGCAACATCCCTAATGAACATCGCCGCCTCATGGCAAGCCCCCCACAGATACAGCGCGGGGAAACGCTTCAGAATCACGTTCGTCGGATTGCTGTCCGAGAGCGGGTCGATGGTGTTCTGATAGAAATAGTCTACGGTGTATGCGCCGTTTGGTGTTGGGTGCAGCACCAGATATGCGCCATCGAAGGCGATGAAATTCGGAAGGCTTGTGTATTGCTCGAACGCGTATTTTTGAGCAAGAACCCGAGCCGTGACGATTTGCATCGGTGTAGATGCCGGCTCTTTTCTCCGCGCATACTCGACCTTAATTAGTCCAGCCGGTGCTGCATATGTCCGCTGTCCAGCCGCTGTAACAATCTTCGCCTCAGACCGCAGCAAGGCGATGTCGCTAATGTCCTGACTCAGACGCGATTCAGTGAGCGAGATGAAGTCAGGGATGCGCGCGCTCAAATCAGAGCGGTGCATCCAGTCGGCAATCGCATCCTTCAGTTCTGAGTACGTAGAGATCATTTGCTGCCGCCTCTGGTTGCCCGTTTTTTCGCTCTGCCATTATCGTCCATCTTTGGCTCGTTTAGCGAAATGTAGCCGCTTCCAACGTATGTTTTTTCTTCCTCGGTGTCGTAAATGATTACGAAATCCGAGTAGTCATCCCACATCTTCTGCCTGAACAGCACTTTTGGGTACTCTTGCATTTGCACCATAGTTGGGAAACCCGGCCCACATTAGGGGCCGGGTATCACCTCATCAGTTAGACAAGATTCGGCAGGCAAGCTGCGGCCGGATCGTCTTGTAGCCGTACAGAACATCAATGCGACACGGCAGGGCGTCATTGTTGATGTCGTAGGCGCGGACGATCCGCATGCTGATGCCGTCGTAGACCTCACGAGCCGAGAAGTCGACGCCCTTGGGCATGATCAGGTCGGCAGTTGCGAAAGCGAATGCGTCCTGGTGGAACACAACCGAAGGCTTGTAGACTGCGCTTGCGCCGCCGATCTTGCTCACTGCCGCGCTGTTCGGGATGCCCGATGCCGTGACGTTTTGCATACCGCCTGACGTGTAGACAGCCGGCGAGATCGAGATCACACCAGCACCGCCCGCATAGTCTGCCGTAACGACGAACTGTTGCAGCACGCCAGTATCGGCCTTGGTTTCAGGATGCACCCGGTTGCAGCCCGCAAAGGTGATGATGTCGCCCTTCTTGAACGTGGTGGTGCCACTAGCAAGCGTGACGGTCGAGGAGCCGTTGGCCGTCACCGCTCCGTTCACGGTGTAGCCCGTGGAAGCCGCCGATGTGCCAGTCGTTTGAGTCGGAATCAGGGTGTTTTCATAGAAGTCAAACCCTGCCGACCGGCCCATCTTGCCCTCGCGGTATTGCTTGGCAACCTCGTTGCCGTCTTGGAACAGCCCTTTTAGGGTATCCACAAGGTCAACGTTGTCCTGCGTGTTAAGCAGGGCCGCCCGATTGTTGTCCATCGGGGCCAGGTTGTCGTTGAGCACCTTGCGGCCCGTCAGAATCTGACGCAAAGCAATTGCAGAGCCGATATTGTTGACGTTGTTGTAAACGTCAAGGAACATCGACATCGCATCAGACTCGATATTGGCCGCCAATACAGCCATTGCAGGCTCAAGAATGCGCTGGCTGAAGTCGTCAAGGCTCAACGTCAATTCCGCAGAACTGAAGTTGACATCAACGCCTTTTTGCGTACCGACAGTCAACGGCACTTGGTTTTCCGTCGTGTCTTGCGCCGAGAGCGTTTTGCCTGTGCGAACCGTGTACTGGTTCGGCAGGCGGATTTTCATCGTATCGCCGATCTTTGCGCCAGTTTTGGCGAAAGAGTCGTCATACTGACGATTGATGTTCCCAACGAAGTTGAGTTTTTGATGAAGCACGCGCAAGGCTTCGCGCGTGATCATCTGCGGAGTGAGAATTGTATTAGCCATGATTGATTACCGTCCTTTCGATTTCCGAAGTTGTTCGCTTCGCGCCTTCATCCAATCACTTATTGGCATCGAGTTCATATCACGGCGGGCAGGTGCATTGGTGCCACCGACCTTTGTGACAGGCTTCGCTGCCTGATTAGATTGTGCGCTTCCCTGTTGCTTTTTCAGCAACTGTGCGCCGACCATCGCGGTATGCAAGACCTTGACAAGGCGTGGGTCTACGACCTGTGCCAGTTCCTGCGGCTGGAATCCGTATTCCTTGACCGCGAACTCGTTGATCTGCTTCGCTACGTCCGGCCCCCAATTGGGGATTTCGCGCTTCAGAACCGCATGGCCTTCTTCGATCCGCTTGACAATTTCTTGCTGCGTCTCGAAAGCTCTCTGCTGCTCCATTTGTTGCACTCTCGTTGCAACCTGCTGCCGCGCGTCTTTAAGCTGGGTGTATTGCATCCACAGCTTTTGCGCTTGCACTGGGTCGGTATCGGACAGTTGCTGCCAGTTGATCTGATCGAACTGCTGCAATTGCTGATCCAATGCCGTCACCGTTGCCAGCGCCTGCACTTGTTCCGCGTTCGCTTGCTGGAACCGCGATTTTTCAGCTTCCGCTGTCCGGCGTAGTTCCGCAAGCTCCTGCGTCTTGCGCGTGTAGTCCGCCTGCATCATCAAAGCGCCTTTCAGCGCCTTTGGCACGCGGTACTTTTTGCCGTCTACATCAACCTCTTCCTCTTCCTCATCCGATGGATTGGCTTGGCCGTCTTGCGGCTTCCCATCCTCTGCTGATTCGTCGGTAGCGGTCTGATTTTCGTCGGCTTGTGCGACTTCCTCCGGCAATTCGTCGGATTCCGGCTGATTGGTCGCGTTTTCTTCACTCATTGATCACTCCTAGCGGTTGGTGACATAAAAATTCCGCCCTCTGGCTGCTCGGGCTGAATCTGCTGCGCGACAGGCAAAATGTCAGGAGACGATAGCACCTGCTGCACCGTCTGCAAGACAAGAGCCTGCACTTCTTGTGGATTCATACCTGTTTGAACAGCCTTTAGGCGTTGCGTTTCGGCATTGTATGCGTCGATCTCGATTTTGCGCAACTCAAGTGCTGTTTTCTCTTTTGCTTCCTGAAGCTGCTGTTGCAACTCTTGCGCCTGTTGCTGTAACTGCTGGATTTGTTGGCCGGCCTGCTGTTGCAGTTGTTGCATCTGTTGCTGCGCCTGCTGTTGCGCCTGATCCTGCCCCTGCCCTTGAATTTGAGCCGGCAGCATTGCCTTGAATCGGGCCGCGATTTCTTCCGCATCCGGCCAATCGAGGCTCTTAACCAGCAAATCGCCAATCAACGGGGCCGCTGGCGGATAGGCTCGCAGCAACTCCGACATCTGCGCCGCGATTTCCTCTCGCCGGGTAGCGAATGACGGCCCGGCCTCCACAACAACGTCATAGCGCCCGACCGAAAGGTCATAGATACGCGAGACGGCCTGCTGAGTCTCGGTCAGTTCTTCCTGTGGTGATTCTGCGCCCACCGTGAGTGGCTGATTGACCGGCACTTTTCCAACGCTGCCATCCTCTCCAAGCACTCGCAAGATACGCGGCCCGGAATACACATGCGGGATCAGATCGACCACCACGCGGCCCAGGTGCCGGATTGCGCGGGTCATGTTGTCGAGGAAATGGAAATTGGTCAGGCTACTCTGCATCTTCCTGGCATTGATTGCAATGCCAGAAGTTTCATTGCTGCGCTGGCCTAGCGATGGGTCGAAGATGCCCATGATGGATTTCATGTCGTCGCTTGCAGCCAATGCCTCGCTCATCGCGCCCGCAGATGCCCCGGTATCGAGCGGCTGACGCTGCGGCGGCGTCGGGCCGTCATACTCGACGTATGGGTGAGACGTGGTGTTAATGGTCGCCCATTTGGCTCCATCCGTCGCGAAAGCTCCACGCGGGCCAATGAATGGCACACGCGGGGCAAGCGCCACCAGTTCCGTGCTCGTAGTGCGCCAGTAGTTGAGCATCCGCTGCGCGTCTTTGGAATCTCTAATCAGACTACGCCAATAGCGTTTCCCCTCGACGTTAATATCATCTCCATAGACCGGGACGATAGGGATATAGATTCCAGGCCAATCGTTCTCTTCGAGGACTTCAGCGCCCGTAATAACGCGCTGTTTGACCTTCCAGGATTTTGTCTCACGCTCGCCGCGAACCGTAAGGCCGAGCAGGTCGAAATAGTCTTTGGCCTTGTTATATTGCTCGGCATCGAGAATAGAGCCATCCGAAAGCTGAACGATTTTCCGGGCAACTTCCTCGCGTGTCCACCATTCAGCGATCTGAATTGCCTCGCCGTCAGCCCACGGCGCAGGCAGGCTGCCATATCCTGCGCCTTCCCAATCGACTTCCTCCGCGCCTTTGTATTTTTGACGAAAGGCGTCTTTTGTCATGCGGTCAACGATGAACGCCGTATTCCAGTCGCTCGAATCAGCCGCCTCGCTCATCGGGTCGCCATATACCGAGAATGGATTAGGCACTCGAAGGATTCGCACGTCCATGTCGAACGTGTCATCATGCGCATAGTCAATATCAACGCGCAGATAACCGATACCGCAGGAAACAGCGTATTCGACCGCAGTGTCATAGGCAACGTCAGCGTTGCTGATGTATTCGATATTGCGAAGCAGCCCGTTGATTACCTCGGCAGTCTCAGGGTCGGCTTTGTCATCGACGGGCTTGACCTTAATCGACGGCTTGTTTTGCCGCGCATCATTAACGACCTGCCGGATAAATGACGGCAGCCGGTTAATGGTCAGGCAGGGGCGGCCTTCAATCTCGCGCTGTTTGCGCACCGATTCCGGCCATTGTTCGGAAAGGCGAGCGAATCGCAGATCATCGAGAGCCTCCGCGCGGTTCTCTGATTCAGCCTGTACGGCTTCGTCAAACGCCTCTCGCGCGTCTCTTAGCACGTCATCATCTTTTGCCATATCATCCCATCCATCCACCGGACATTGCGGCGTTTTGTTGCGTCTTGGGCCGCGCCACCTCGAATAGCTGCTCTGCGCATATTGCCATCAGGCCAAATGCGTCAGATGCGTGACTTGACCAATCATGCTCAGGCCCAAGGCCAATACCCCGCGCTTCGTCGCGTTTTTCGTGATACCAGCCTAACGCCTCTAGCCCTGCTGCGGTAGTGTATTCGTTAAACCAGCACGCGGGCAACCAACGCCGCACAGCCTCAATGCGCTGACGCGCAGCGCCTTTGCCCTGATTCGGAACGACCGAAACAAAATAACCGGCTTGCCTCAACGCCGATTCATAGCTGACGGCATAAACCTTGTCATTCTGCGCCCCGTCATGTGGTAGCCAGACCTGCGCCCGCTCTGGTGTGTATCCACGGCTGCGCATCCAATCCAGATGCACGGCGAGCGGCTGTCCAACGGCCTCGTAGTAATCGAGCACGCGAATTTCTTTCCCGATGATCTGGACAGCCCAAATCGCGCAGGCATCCGCTCTCGCTCCTGTCCCACCAATGTCCCAAAAGAGCCGAATAGTCATGAGCGGATCAGCGGACACCCTGCCGATTCGCCTATCCGCACGGGCTTCGGCCAAGCCCTTAGCGAAATAGGCTCCGGTGGAGACTGACGCATAGTCTCCTTCCCAGATATGCGCATACTGGTCTGGGTCGGTTCGCAAGCAATCTTGCCGCTCCTGTTCCAACACCTTGGGGAAATACGGGTTATCCGCCCAGTTAGCCCGAACCACGACGGAATCACTCGGCGGATTCGGGCCGCGCAGCATTGCGTCAACTGGGTCGGTTTTCCGGCGCGGGTTCCAGGAAAACCAGAGTTCAGAGCCATCCGCCCGGATTGTCGGCCCCAGTAGCTGTAGCGACCGCTTAGATAGCGTCTGCGCTTCTTCTACCCATGCTCGACTGAAGCCCTCCATTGACTTCACAGATTCAGCGGTGTGATCTTGCATCCCCTGAAAGACGATCACGCCATCGCCTGGTGTCTGGATCACGTCCGCGAATACCTTAAACCCGTCGCGCTCGCCTAGGCCGTATTTCTGCAATGCGTCCTCAATGAGCCGCTTACTCGATTCCTTGAGCGACTTTTGAACTTCGCGGATACAGACCGCACGCATGCCAGCGCCGCCATTGGCGCCTGGGAAAAGCAAACATTCTTCGACTAACAGCGTTGCGAAGAACCAGGATTTTCCTGACCCGCGCCCGCCGTATGCGCCTTTATACCGCGCAGGCTGCAAGAGCGGCTCAAAGACGCGGGGAGTCTCAAAGACTACCGCCGCCATCTGGCTCCTTCTTCGGGTCTACGATCCGGCGCACAACTTCTTGCACCACAGGCCCTCCATTCGCGCCTGTTAGCTCCATCGCGGTGCGGTCGCCGTATTTCTCAGGGCACCACTTCGCCAATAGCTGAAGACGCGTCCAGATTTGCAGCTTCCGATGCCCAAGCATATCGGCACGCTTGACCTTTACCCGATCTCCGTCTTCTTCGATTTCCTCGCCCATTACCGGGTTGTTCGCAATCTCGAAGGCTTCTTCAGCAATGGCATCAAATCCGAGCTTTCTGGATTGCGCGAAGCGTGCAGCAAAGTCCTTATTTACCTCAAGCCATGCATATACCGTCCTCCATGACGGCATATGCTCATCCCGGCAAATAGCGCGCAGCGTTTCGCCCTCTGCGACTCTCTCGCAGATTTCGTCGGCTATCTCTTGTGCGTAGGTCGATTTTCTGCCCATGCGCAGATAATATACTATTGTGCGCATGGGTGCAATTGCTGGCCTGT